GGAAACGCTGGATCAGCTTGTGCGGGTTTTGACGCTAATGTTCCAACCAAAAGACAGATTGCCATTAATGGGATTGTTAAAATTTTCTTCATGATTTTCTTCCTTCTATTTTATGAATTTACTTACAAGACTACGACCACCAATGGTTGCCCATCCTGTTGTGATCAAGGCCCATTGATCCGAGACACCAAGAACCGAAATGGCTTCAATGTCAGGAATTTCAGTAACAATTTTTAATGCTCCAACGAGAATCGCAAATGCACCGAGGATATGGATCTTATAACCGTCTAAGAAATTAAAGTTAAACATGTGTTTCTCCTTATTTGGTTTTGTTCAGTATTGAACAGTTAATAGCATATCATACAGTTTGCGTTGTTGGAAGTCTCCTATTATTTTCAGCAATTTCCTGTAAAAGTGCCATTTTGAAGGCTGTAGTACGCTTTGGTGTCTGTTTATGCCATAAACTATTCATAACACTATTTATTACGCGCTGGTATCGACCATTAACCAAATTATTCCAAGTGTTGGGCCATTTCTTATACCAGTAAATCCCAAGCTGAAAATTTACATGTGTGAGTGCTGTAATGAAATCTTTTTCAAACTCACCAATTTGTTTTGCTTGGTCAATTGCAGCCAATATTGCGTCAGTCACATCATCTTTGAATAACGCTTCTACCCGCTGCGTAGATATTCGATCACCCACTTTCAAATTATCTTCTGGTTTAACCAGATGTCCAATACCAACTGTTGGATAACCAAGACTATCCAAATAAACATCATTTCTGATGCCCTCTTTTTCAATCATGCTTTTTCTGATGTCTGCAAAAACATCATCAAACATTTCTTGATCTTTATCTATCTTTTTTCTTAGGAAGCACATTTTTGTCTCCTTGACTTAGGGCTTGTTTGCGTTTTCTCCACGCTGATTCAATTTGCAACGTCATGTACACACCTGTCAAGATTGCTACCAACAAACCCGCAAGATCATTAATTGTCATGGCTGCAAAAGAACCAAATAAACCTACACCACTTTTAGGCACTAAAACCGCCATATCTATGTTTGACTGTTGAACCAGTTCTTTCGCTGTTTGCTTCATCATGCAATACCCTTATGTTTTTATAATATAGTTTAGAATTATTGTTGGTTGCACGTTGTTGTGTGCCGTACCAGAACCCTGTGATGCTGTCGCACCCGTCATGGCGTGGGTGTGTGAACCAGCCGAATTAACAAGTTCTGAATTGGTTGATGAAATGCTGTTTCTCAACGAGCTTGTTTGGAAACCATCATTACCACCTGTACCAGAACTAGAAAAATCTAATGTATGTGAGTGAGAACCACTAGATGCTGTTACAAGTGTACCACTATCATGCGTGTGAGCCGCATTTTCACCAGCCACAAGAGCGTGTGTTTCGTCACCACCAACATTACCAAGACCATCACCATCAACACCACCAGATTGATTTGTTAATCGGTCAGCTGATGTACCACCCATATTATCTTTACCAGCTGCAACGCGACCACGAAGATCTGGTAAGTTAAATGTTGTTGATCCGTCACCAGATCCATATGTTGTCCCAATCAGTGCATAAAGTGTTGCATATGTTGTTCTGTTTACCTCTTGTCCGTAACACATCAACCAGCCTGATGGTGCAGCTGAACCAGCATATGGTGTCAAAGATCCTGTTGGAACTGTTGGGACAAGCGCGATAAGATCTGCCAGTGTTGCTTTTTTAGTATTATTACTGTCAGAGTTATCACCAAATAAAAATTCATCTGCTACAGCTGGTGATGCTGAGGTTGCACCATTGATTACACCATTTGCGCGAACAATGTTTCCAATTGTTGCCTTACGATCAATATTGGTATCGCTCACATCAGCAAAGACAAGAAAATCAGACGGTGTTGGTGTCACTGTTGTGTGTGACACAACATCTTCCAAAACAGTGATTGATTCAAACGCGTAAATCTCAACAACATCTGACGCACTTAGCGCGGTAATACCTGTGATGGACGTACCTGTTGTTGCGGTCACATTTTGTGTTTCCAAAACACCATTGATATAAACTTGGATTTTACCTGGTGTGTAAGCAAGCGTGTTGGCATTATCGTCTGCACCAGACACGGACGTTTCACCACCTGTTGCTGTGTAAACGAATACTGGCAAATTGGTCGCGCCAATAGAATCACCAAAAGCAGAACCATTATAAACACGAATAGAATTTGTTGACGTGTTCCAATAAAACGCACCAGTTGTGAGCGCGTTACCATCATTGTCCACTGTTGGGTCACTCGATTTTGCACCAAGATAAATATCTGTGAACTCATCCAGCGCGTTTTCTGCACCAGTTTCAGCCAATTCAGCTGCTGTTTGTGCTGTCTCCGCTGCGTCTTTGGCTGCTTCAGCATCTGTTAAAAAATCAGAATAATCTGCGACCAAAATCCATTTTGCAGCAGCCAAATCCGTTGCGAAAACACTTGATGTGTGGGCTATTGCGCAACGATAAAGCGCATTTGCCTCAATAACAGTATCGTTCACCGCATAAGCTGCACCGTTGGACCACGCAACAGGAGATGCCAAGCCAATTGTTAATTCTGTTGCCAAGTTTTCGGCTTTAACCACACCATTTACTAATGTTCCGTCTGATTTTTGCAACAAATTAAGATTGGTGATGATCTCACCAGTCGTGGTTGCAATATCGTTGAACTGTATCTCGATCTGATCCGCTGGCAACGGTGTTGACGGATTAGCTGATTGAAACGATGTAAAATCGTAACTCAATGTGTAAATTGTGGGTGAAGTCATCTCGCGCTTCCATAAATTCAGATATGACCACTGGCGAGATGGTTAAATTCTGCCCATATTCATCAAATTACAGCATTACGACTATTTGGTCAATCTTTCTTCGCTTGTTGCTGTTTTGATGGTATGCTGTGAAGTTTAGCTTTTCGCTTTTTGATAAATTCATAAAACTTTTGGGCTTTTTTCACAATCGCGTCTGACCTTGTGCCAACTTTTGACACAGTGATGGCAAGCGATAGCGCATCGGTTCGTGCTTGCTGTTCATCAAAGTCTGTCCACTCTTCTTCGTCCATATCACAACAACATTTCTGGTCTGATGACAGATCTGGCAACCTCACCATGATCCTTATGATATGTTATCACATTTGCGCCTCTGGTTGAACCATGACCACCACGCGCTGAATGTGCGTCTTTGGCTGCCAAAGTAGAATGTTGTTCCACAATAGCCATATTATTTTCTTTTCGGTCAATGTGGTGCAAGTGCCCCGTGTGGATATAAGAATATTTTGTTGATCCATAAAGATCTCTGAACATTCCAACAATCGTTTCTGACACATTCCCCATTCTGCGCTTATGACCATGATGATAAAACAGTGAGACATTACCCCAACCATAAGCATAATACGGAATATCGCTCATGTCGAAAGTAATACGTGGTTCGTTTTCGTATTTCCGCGCAATACACCTTGTCATCCAGTGAGATGATGATTCATTGTGATTACCTTCACAAATTATCACATGGACACTTTCGTGATGTCGCAATAATCGCCTGATCATGAAATCAAAGCATGAAATTGCGACATCAATCACTTCGTGAAAACGACCAGAAGCATCCAGCACGTGTTTTGAGGCGGGTGTTAAAGGTAAAAGCCCATCTGCGTGTAAAAAATCACCAAGATCGACCAATAATGCCTGTTTCGCTCTTGGTGATGATCTGACTGCCTGATTAATCCATGCGCAGATTGTGTCATGTGCCATTTCAAGATCCCACGGTTCGCCCGTTTCGCTTTGGGATGAGTATTGTCCAAGGTGGTAATCAGAAATAATATAATTACAACACAGATCTTTGATCTTTTTTCCTTTGTAGGGTTTTGCCTTGACTGGTTTTATTTCTTTAATCAGTCCTTTTGCAAGCCGTTCCAACTTCTCAGCAATGTCGGTAGCTTCAGTATCAGATTTGAGCCACTGGCGTTCAATCTTACCTTCTTTGTTGTATTGGACTGTTGTTTTTTTGACAAAATGTTGATCTGGTAAAAAGCCATCTTCGAGGATGGCTAAATGTTTATACTGTCTCTTCCATCGTGATAGCGTCCTGTTCGCGACACCATATTTCTTTTTAATTCCATTTGCTGTTAATCCACCAATGTGTTCTCGAACAATTTGAATTCTATCTTCTGTGCTGTATTGAGATAATGAGGCCATATGTTACTTCTCCCTGCGTTAGCAAGATCATAACATAATTACTTGGTAGAGGCTATTGGAATTATCTCCACAAACATTGTTGTTGTGTTCAACGAGTAAATGGATTTTGCAAATTTAGCAGACCAGAGCCACCAGTAGTTGTCGTGAATTTCATATGCTCCACCACACAGACTATCATAGCAAATTATTCTGACAGAATATTTATATTCAAACATCGTGTTTCTCCTTTGTTGGAATTATCCTACATGAGTTTTTGAAAATTGCAAATTTTTTCTTGGCGGGGGGCACGTGAATTCTGTAGGGCCAGCACCCCTCCCCCAGGGGGTCGGGACTGGTATTATAGGACAGCATACCTATCCAGTGTGATAACACATATTACGACAATTGCAGTTTGCTTATATATCAAGGGTTTAACTAAGAATGAGTATTGATAATCGTTTTACCAGAGTTTTGGAAAGACATTATGTTAACATATCATCCATATCTATGACCCCGTTATCCACTGGTTTGGCGCGTTCGTTTACCTCTTTTTGCAACTCATTCAGGCGGCGTTTTAGTTTGTCTTGCGACATGGTAGCTGGTGACTCATCAACGCCTTGTAACTCTTTTATTTCAAGGCTTTTACTCAATAATATCTCTGCTGCTCTTATGCGAGGATTAGCCCCTATAGTCTCATCATTCGATAACTGTGACAAAATTGCAACACTCCTCAAAGCCGCAGATTTTAGCCGTTTTTCGATCAACTCACCGCTGAGTGTTGCAAAAATGTCACTACCTAAAACCGATTGTGTTGCAAAAATGTCACAGTTTAGCTCTTTACATATACTCTCTTCAGATTCACCATTTAAGAGTTTATTAAGGATTTTATGCTCTAATTCGCTTGATTTGATAACGTCATTCATATTGTGACTATAGCATTTACAACGATTTAATCAAATAAATAAAAAATGTTGGAAATATCCATTGACAATAACGAATCAATATGAGATATTATAATCATATGTCGGGGTTTACTCGATAAAACATTGAAAACAAACGGAGAAAATAAAATGACTTTAGTAAACAGCTATATACCAGATTCACAACTATATCATGACCTTAAACAAATGGGCCGTGATAACTTCTCATATGATGGTGCATTAGCCCTCATGGAATACCTTGAACAACTAAGCGAGGATATTGGTGAAAATATTGAATATGACCCGATTGCTTTTTGTTGTGATTTTGCAGAATATTCTGACGCTTTAGAATGTGTCGAGGGTGATGGATATGATTGTGATTTTTCAGACTGTGAAGACGAAGAAGACAAACAAAAAACTGCTATTGAATTCTTACACGAAAATACAACTGTTATAGAATTTAACGGTGGCATTATTGTCCAGGCGTTTTAATCATGTTGAAAAGAGTAAAAGAATTTAATTTATCCCACTGGTTGTTAAATCAACGGGCTAACTATTACACACTTATGGCTGATAAGGCCGTTAACAGATACAAAAAGAAAGCAGGTTTAAAATGAGACAAGAAACAATAAACATATTCAAATATGAAGAATTAAACGACGAAGCAAAAGAAAAAGCGCGTCAATGGTTTTCAAATGGTCAAGAATATCATTGGTGCGACGAAGCTATTAACAGCTTAGAAGCCATTCTTGAATTATTCAGAGCACGCATAAATGATTATAGTTTAAGCCCGTATAGTCATTCATATATCGACATTGAATTCTTTTGTGATGATATTGAAAACCTAAAAGGCATAAGAGCCTATAAATGGATTAAAAACAATATCGAAGGTTGTAAGGGTCAATATGGTGATATTCTCAAAGAATGGTACAATTGCCCCCTAACGGGATATTGTGGCGATTACGACGCATTAGAGCCTATTCACAAGTTTATGACTGCCCCCTCTGATATAACCATTAATGAGTTATTGCAGCAATCAGCTGAGGCAATAAAAGAACATATCATAAAAGATATGGAATATCAGGATTCACAAGAATCAATTGAAGAAAACATAATCATTAATGATTATGAATTCACTGAAACGGGGGATAGATATTAATCATGTTTGATCATCCCCTATTCACATTATTTTTTGACGTTACCGCCAATAACGGCTGGAACATTACAGCCTGGTTTATATGGCTCTTAATCGCTTTTATGTTATTTGGTGCAGTTTTTGACTTACTAACAAAGGAGAAATAAAAATGACAATTGAAAACATAAATGTAAGATTTTTCGCTTATTTCAATGATGATGAAAACGGAATTGAAATAAAAGAAATAAACAATCAAAAATTTGAAGAATTAGCAAATGATTTTCATGTAAGTTATGAAAGACATTCTGTTTTTGCTAATGGTGTAAGACAAATTTGTCTTACAATTGACAACATGTATCAAGCTATAGACGAATAAGGAGAATAAAAAAATGACTAAAGTTATATTTAAAAAAGAAGGTGATTCTTTTTTAGCCGTATTCCCTCAAGAGCCAGGCACAATCAATGTATATAAAGATTGCATGTGTTATGCCCATATAGGTCAACATTCATCTTGTGACATTGATTATGTGCTTGGTTTACCTGCTGCGCCCGATGATGAATTACAACCGCTATGGAACGAATTAAAATCTATTGGTTATGATGATTTAAAACGTGGCTTTCATATCACCCATAAAGATTTTGAAAAAAGAAAGGTGGCCCTTTATGCGTGATAAAATCATTCACGCGTTTAGCGCGTCCTATATCCTCTGCCTTTTATTAATGGCTATTGGTATATTATAAACAGTTTTCCCCGTGTAAACGCCTCTCATTAATTTGAGAGGCGTTTTTTATTTCATCATGTTTCTAAACCATTTAGGCAAATGTTTATATTTGACCCATAAATCATAACCTAGATCAATTTGCTCTTGTGTCACAAACTTATTCTTTTTAGCCAGCCTATAGCCACGGGGAACAGCCTTAAAGGGTTTTTCAGTTAACCTATATAAATATTCCTTCTGTACATACTGCCCCCTTATCAACTCTCTAGGCTTTAATGCTCTCTCTACAAAACCATTCTTAATTAAAACTTTCATCCAGCATGTAAACGACATAGGCACGTCGTCAATATTCTGGTTTTCATTCCTTGCGATATTCTGTCTAAGCATTTTAGAACTATGCCACAACTTTCGCCCATCCTGAGACTTTAGCCCGTCAACAATCTTTTCCTGCCAACTCTTTCTTTTCATCTTTTCACCATAACAACTTTAAACACTAAATCAAAAATCATTTTAAAAATAAATAAACCTCAATTAAGCATCAATTTTACGGGTCAATTTTTAATGGACATTTCGAGGGTTTGGACAACTGGACATACCTAAAGGTATATGTCCATTGTGTCCAATGAAGACCCTGCTTGTACATCTATTCTGTCCATGCTTTGTCCACATTGTCCAATCAACTGCTAACCCCTTATTTAAAAACAATTTTTTCCATTACTTCTTTGTCCACTAACTTGTCCAATGCACGTGTAAATGCCTTCATTTCACTCTGTGTCGGTTTGCTCATAATAGAGGCATTGGACAAATCCCAAACCCCGACACGTTCCCCTTCTGTACTCTTTAAAACACCATTCTCATTTAAACAATCAAGATACATTCTTGTCATTAATTCCTTCTTTGTAAGGTCATACGTGTCGGGGTTTGGATCTTGCATTAAATAAACATTGACCGCTTCATATGCTGCTTTTTCTTTCTCATTTAATCCATCTGTTGCCTCTGGTGATAGGTCTTCAAAGTCATTATCGTTTGGCAATACAACATGACATGTGGTGATTGGGTCATTATCTTCATCCCTGCCCAATTCAATAACTTTGAGGTTAAACGGTAATTCCGTATCGCTTTCACCATCACGCTGTTTCTTTGTTCTGATCTTCCGATTGTACTTTTCACCCTGTTTTGTGCTTGTGACTTCCAATTCTGTATCTGTAGCGGCCCTCAATGACGAATGACCACGTGCACCAGCGGCTTGGTCTTTACCGCTGTGATGAACGACGAGCACAGCTGATTGGGCATGTTCCTGGATAAACTTCATATGCTCGATATATTTACCCATATCTTCAGATGAGTTTTCATTACCACCACTAAATGTTGTGGCAAGCGTGTCAATAACGATCAGACCAACTGGTATGCCAGTGCGCTTTTCTTGCTCTTTGGCGAGGATAACCACATCTTTAATATCGTCTTTGGGCGTTAAGAAATTAACCCCCATCGCGACATATTCATAAGGGAACTTCTTTAACCCGCATGTTTCGGTGATGCCCAATCGCTCTCTTAAAGCAGCAATACGACGACTATAAGACATGCCAGCCTCAGCACAGATATAAAGCACACCAAATTGTTTCGGTATTTTATGTTCACCCCAATTACGCCCTGTTGCGACGTGTCCAGCTATATCTGTAGCGACAAATGATTTACCTGTATTCGATTGACCATACATAACAACAATTGTCTTCTGATCGATCAGCTTCTTAACAAGTGGTCGGCTGTCCAGCTTCCACTTCGCATTATATGCAGCGATTGTTTTTAACCGCTTTGTTGTCGCGCCCTCTTCAGGCGGTTCAATATGATTCGGTTTCTCTAACGGATTGACCTGCTTTTCAATTTGAGCGACATAATCAGGATCAATGTCTGTGAAGTCCTCAGCAGCGCGACCATAACAACGTGCAATTTCACGTGGTGTCTGCTCTTTGCCCTTCCCATGTTCAAAACAATACATGATTTGGGCTGTCTCATCTAAAGAATAGCCCAATAACTTTAACTCATCAGCAAGCGCAAAATCCCAATCAGAACGATCATCACTCTTCATGAGCGTACCATTCCAAATCTTGTTTAATTTACCATGTTGTTGACAATGTGATGTTAATCTTGATTTGAGATCTTGCGGTATTTCTTCTTTTAATTTGGACATATCGTAATCATTTATGTCCTGTTCATTCTGTGCGGCTTCAACTGGCTTAATGAACTTCACTTCTTTATATCTATAACCGCGTGGTGATTGTGCGTGTAAGACCTTAGCAAGTGATTTTGTGCGGCCCTGGTCCAGCTTCTTTTGTGTCGGCACGTTGGTCGTATAAGGTATGCGCATAATGCGGTCAATGTTTTGCACCTTATCAGTATCATACTTATGTGCCAGGCCGCGTGATAATGCCTCACAGTGTGTGATATTCGCTTCTGTAGCTTCAATAGGTTTGTCGAATAACCAGAACGATTGAATACCACCACCACTGTCAATAATATATGTCGGTGGATTTTCTGCCTCACTCAACTGATTCGCAAAATGATTTAACCGCACCTTTTCATCAGCAAACGGCACACCTTTTTTAGGATCTGCATCAATCCATAAGCCGTGTATCTTAGCGACATCGGCTTTCTTTAATTTACCTGTTGGTGATGCGTGGTCCGATGGCTCGTTGACCATAAAATATAAATTACACGTGCCCTCATTGGCTGCAATGAACTTCTCAATGTAAGGATCTGATATGGGCTTTGTTATCCCATTGACTTCGCCTGATTCGGGATGGATGGCGACGACATTAATATTACCTTGTTCTCTAAAGGCTTTTAGGAAAGCAACTGCTTTTTCTGCATTGCTTGTATCTTTCTTTTCTGCCATAATGTTCCTGTAGGTTTTAGTTTATTTTTAATCTCCTTGTTTCAATAAAGAGAACCCTGTTTCACCGCGAATGGGGTTCTTTTTTTATACCTCAATACATCATCCACAGTCAATTGGAATTTTCCAACATTTTTTGTTGACACCATTTTTCATCGGTGTATGTTGGGTATATCCAATGACACACGGTGTGTCGGTAAACGTAGATAAAAATAGGTGAACAATGAGACATCGGGATCAACGACCAAAAAGAAATAACCCGCGTGTTAAAGTAATAAGATCGCTTGGTCCTGATGTTATTATTCGTGGCAACATTCAGCAGATTATTGAAAAATATCACACACTAGCTGATGAGGCAGACAAGAATAGAGACACTGTAATGCACCATACATATATGCAACATGCTGAACATTACAAAAGAGAATTGAACAATGCTATCGCCTGAACAAAAACAAAAGAAATTACAGGAAGCCATTGGTCGTGGTTTTATCATTAAACATGACGACCCCGATGGGATTAATAGATATGAATTAACAGCACTTGGAAAGATGCAGTGGATCTATGAGATATATCACAAAAGAAGTCGTTAAACGAATAGAGAAGAGGATCACAATAGATGAAAACGGATGCTGGAATACGTCGGGTTGGTCGGACGGAAAGGGATATGCAAATATTTCTATCAACTCTAAAACCTGTAAGGTGCATCGTATCATGTTCCAATGGTTTTATAGGCGGACCGTCAAGAAATTGTCTATCGACCATATCTGTTGTAACAGAAGCTGTTGTAATCCACTGCACCTTCAGGCGGTAGCCCATAAAACGAATTGTAGATTAAGAAATAAGAGAGCGAGGAAAAAATAATGGGAATGTACACAGAATTATATATGTCATTTTGTTTAAAGAAGGAAATACCAGAAGAAGTAAAACACATTGTTCGTTTTCTTTTTGATAATCATTATTCTGAGCCAATTCATCATCAAGATCATGAATTTTTTGATTGTCACAGATGGCGGTCAATTGGTAATGGTGCTAGTTATTATTTCACACCCGTTAGTACAAAAAATTTGTACTTTGACAACCGTGTTACTCAACAATATTACATCACCTTTAGATGCGATTTAAAAAACTATGATGGTGAGATTAAGAAGTTTTTAGACTGGATTATGCCGTACATTGATAACATGAACGGGGATCACATTGGTCACTACAGGTATGAAGAGGACGATCAACCAACAATGATTTATATGAAAAGAGAAGATGAACCAGAGGTAACAAATGGCTAAGTGGTTTATATCAGATACACATTTCGCGCATCAAAACATATTAAAGTTCGAGGCAGAGATGCGCCCGTTCAAAGATATTGATGAGCACGACGAGTATCTTATTAAAATGTGGAACGCGCTGGTCAAAGAAACAGATACGATCATTCACCTTGGCGACGTGTGTTTTAAACCAGCAACAAAATTGATGGAGATCATGCCCCAACTAAATGGGAAAAAGATTCTCATTCGTGGCAACCATGATACTCTCAATGCCAAGGCATACTTGACACATTTTGAAGACGTGTTATCGGTGTTAGAGGACAAGAAGAACGGTATTATTTATTCACACTATCCACTTCACCCATCACAGTTGGAGTTTCGGTATAAATATAATGTGCATGGTCATTGTCACTCACATACAATTGATGACCCGCGCTATATAAACATTTGTGTTGAACATACTGGCCTCGCGCCTGTGCACCATGATTACATTTTAGATCAAATCAAACATAGGAAAGTCAAATGACAACAGAAGAAAAAACTGAAACAAAAAGGTGTGCTGAATGTAGCAAAGTTTTTGTTGTAAAAGATTATGGTTCAACAACTTATTGTCACAATTGTTCTTTGATTATTATGGACAAGTTGAACAGTGGGGTACATAAGTGAGTAGAGGAAAAATGTTTTATGAGTTGCGTTTGAAGGGTCAGACAAATATTCAAATAGGTATTCAGTTTGGTATAAAACCACACAGCGTTGGATCTCAGGTTTGTCAATACAGAAAGAAGCACAAACTGCCAGCCTTACCGAAACAGAAGACCTGGAAGCCGACCAACTCATTTAGTAAGATTGCAGAAGATGAAGAAAAAATTAGAGAGAAGAATATGGCGAAAGCGATAAGGCGTAAAGATGGTGTATTAGAATGTCCCACAATGACATGTGAGGGATTTGGATTTGATAAAAACTTAGATTTAGAAAGGTAACATTAATGTCAGATAAAAAAGAACAATATGCTGCGTGGTTAAAACTACCAACAGTTTACTTCCCCAAATGGGCATGGTTTGTTGCTGTGAAAAAACAGCCAGAAAAATATTCAAATCAGTTACCCATCTATAAAGATCAGCGAGTGATATTAACATGAGTGTAGGAAAATCAGTAAAGGCAGCTGTTGACTTTTATAACAGGTGTAAATCAGTAGAAGAGACAGCCACGTTTATGTTGTACGACAAGAACGGTGCTGTTGAAGTTAAAGTCACTAGAAAAATGAAAAGAGAGGATGACAAATGCGAAGAGTTATAATTGAAAGCCCATATGCGGGTGAAGTTGCAAACAACAAAAGGTATTTACACGAATGTGTTAAAGATTGCCTGAAGCGTGGTGAATCACCATACGCGTCACATGGTTTTTTCACACAGTTTTTAGACGACAATAAACCAGATGAGCGCGAGTTGGGTATTAAGGCTGGTCTTGCGTGGGGTGATGCGGCAGATTTGATCGTCGTGTATGAAGATCTTGGTATTTCTGAGGGAATGAAACGCAGTATCAAAGAACACCAGCGTAAAGGTCGTCAGATCGCATATCGGAGCATCCGATGATCTGTTATCGTGACATGACATTTTGTGTTTCACCAGATTGTGAAAATAAATGTGGTAGAAAATTAACACCTGATATACGGGCAGCAGCCGATAGATGGTGGGGTAAATGCGAAGGCGAAGCACCAATTGCTGTGTCTTGTTTTTGTGGTGGTGATTTAGAGGAAGTGATGAACCAAAAGAAAGGAAGTGAAGTATGATTAGAAAATTAGCAATTGCGGCAACAGTCGTGTTAATGCCAACTTTTGCAGAGGCACACCAATTGCGTTGTGCACGTGATGGTGCGGCAATGGTTGAGAATTTGAGCCAAGCATGGGGTGAAGTAGCGGTTGGTGAACCACGACTTGTTAACCCCAATGTTTACCTTCAAGAATATGCAAATACAGAAGAGGGTAATTGGACAATTCTCAGTCATGGTCGTGACGGATCTGCGTGTATTCAACACGCTGGTGTAGGATATGGTGGTGTTGATCCATCTAAAGCCCGTACACAACCAAGACCAGCGGGATTAGATTTGTAATGGGTAACTATGTTCTTAAATCTGGTCAAATCAATTTTGAGAACAAGGATCATCCTGGTGCGTTCGCGTGTGTCGTCATTAAAGATGGAAAGTTTCATAATATGAAACCCGAACATAAAGATATGATACAGGCGGCATTGGATTGTGAACACGAAGTGGACGCACCAGATGAACCACCAATTGTTTTGGAGGATATGTTTGGCTAAGATTCACGAGGACATTTTAGAGAATTGGGAAGCTGATGATTGGACAGCATCAAACGAAGTTGAAGATGATGGGCGATCCCGATTCACATTATTGCGTCAAGGCAGAATGATCGTTAGTGACACATTGTTGAACCTACATCTCAAAGGCATGGAACGCGCAATAGAAAAGATGAAAAAAGAATGAAATAGTTGTTGACAGTACCCAACAATGAAGGATATAAACATAAAGATGAAGATACCTGATAACAAACAATTCATAGCGTTTATTAAGAAGTACCTGAAAGAGACTGGTGAAGCACCTTCAGCTTTTGGTCGTCGTGTACTTCGCGATAGTGGTGCTATCCCAAGATTACTCAATGGTCGTGATCCAAGATTATCGACTGTCAAAAAAATTGCAGATGAAATCAATGGTGATGACAATGCAAAATGATTCAGAAAGATTAGCGTCGTATAATCCTAAAAAGAATTTTAATTATAATTGTGAGGGTTGTGGTGAAGAGATGGCTGGTATAATTAAACCGCTACCACACAATCAACATAAAGACCGAGTAGCAAGACGATTTTGTAAAGAATGTGAACAAGAAATGTTGGAGATGGATGACCGTGATGTTACTGGCACTTGATTTGGGTACGAAGACGGGTTGGGCAACAACCGATGGTAAGAATGAGCAATCTGGTACACATGATTTTTCTGATACCCGTTTTTCTGGTGGTGGTATGCGCTATCTTAAATTTGAGAAGTTCCTTGGTGAATTTCCGAAACCATCCCAAGTGGTGTTTGAAGAGGTAAGAAAACACAACGCAACGGACGCAGCACACGTTTACGGTGGTTTTTTATCCACTTTGACCAGTTGGTGCGAAAAGAACAATATACCCTATCAGGGTGTCCCTGTGGGGACAATTAAGCGGCATTTTACTGGCAACGGTAATGCTGGTAAAGACAAAATGATTGGTGAGGCCAAAAAGCGTGGTTATAAACCAAAGAATGATGACGAGGCAGACGCGATTGCATTACGCGACTACTGGGTCAATGAGGGAGTGTTTGATTTGTTAATGCAATAACTGACTAAAATTACTAAAAAGAAAAAATTAATAATGGAACAAATGATACCACGACCATATCAAGAAGAGGGAATTGATTTCCTTGCCAATAATGTCTATGCGTCCTTGTGGGATGAGCCTGGCCTTGGCAAGACATTTCAAACCCTAATGGCAGCAAAGAAGATCAACGCTGTTCAGATCCTCGTGGTGTGTCCAGCGTCAGTTAGACTTGTATGGGCTGAAGAATGTAAGAAAGTTGGTCTTCCATATAATATCATTACCGATGGTGTCAGTGTTAAACCGAATGTTGTGAATATCGTAAGTTTTGATGGTGCAGCTGATGGTTATTATGACGATATTATGGACGCTGAAACAATTCTATTAAAACTGAGTGAGGATTGTGATGAGATCCTTGATTATAAATGGGAAGTGTTGGTAATTGACGAAGAACACTTTTTAAAAGGATTCAACTCACGCACAGTCACAGAAGAATTAAAATCTGGTAAAGAGATTAAAGTAAAAGTTCCAACCAAACGAACTGAAGCAATATTTGGTCGTCATTGCGATCTTAAAAATTGTATTGGTCAAGTGGTGTTACGAATATGGGGGCTTACTGGTACACCAATGCCCAATGACCCGTCTGAATTATATGCTGTTATTAGAGCAAAATTTCCTGACGTGTTGATAAAACCAAACGGCATTATGATGTCTTACAATGAGTTCATTAGTAAGTATTGCAAAACACGTGGTTATGGGTGGGATCTAAAAATAGTTGGTGGTAAGAATTTACAGGAATTGCGTAAAAAACTTGAGGGTCGTGTTTTGCGACGCAAGAAGTCAGAGGTTGCAAAAGATCTACCTGAAATTCAATACAGCATCTTGCCCGTAGAAGGGGATCTATCGGACATACCAGAAGAAGAATTGGAGTGCGTGAAAGAATGTTTAGCGGCTAAAGATCCAATGCTTGAGTTAAAAGAGAATGTTGAATATATTTCGTCGCTTCGTCGCTTCACGGGCATGGCAAAAGTTAAAGCTGTGAAGAAATGGGTTGAGGAAGCAAATCATGAAAAGATCGTTATATTCGCACATCATAAAGTCGTTATTGACGAACTATGCAGCATGGCAAATACAGTGCGGATTGATGGATCTTGCACTCAAAAACAAAGAGAGAAAGCCGTTGAAGAATTTCAAAACGGAAAAGCACAAAGATTAGTTGGTCAAATACAATCCGCTGGAACGGGCCTTACATTGACAGCAGCCAACACATTATTATTTATTGAATACTCGTGGACACCCGCTGAGAACAGACAGGCCGCAGATCGTATTCACCGCATAGGACAACAGAACAACTGTTTGGTTTATTTCGCTACCGTACCAAACAGTATTGATGAGCATATAATGAAGGTAGTAAAACGCAAAACTGAAACATATAAGGAGTTAGGATTATGAGCGTACAATTAATCATAGATGGTAACAGTGTTACCGACGTTATCGCGCAGGTGAATTTGCTTGCCGAAGCAACAGGCACAGGTAAAACTGTTGTCACAGCAGTAACTAAGGCTAAGGATTTACCCTTGCCAAAAAATACAGAATTAGCAGATAATGTTGATCCTGAATCAGAAGTAAAACCAGGTGGTATTGTTGAAACAAAACCAAAAGTTGCACCAAAAAATCTTTCAACGAAAGAGCAGAAAGCAGCTGTTACGGAAATGATTGAAGCTGGTCAAAAAGATGATCGTTATGATCGCATGAACGCCACAAATCAGAAACGTGTTGACACCGCACTTGCTAAAGCTGAAGAAGTAGCAGATGAGCCAGAGCAAACTGACATTGAAGAAGCTATTGAGCAAAAAGTTGAAGCAGAGAATAGTGTAGAAGTAACACTTGACACTATTCGTGAAAAAATGTCTCAGCTTGGTAAAGACGGTGACGGTAATGATAATCGTGATAACTTAATCGCAATTCGTGAGTTACTTGTTAAGTATATCCCCGAAGGTGAAGACGTGAAAATCTCAAATATTCCTGAAGATCAAATGGTCAATTTTTATGAATCAATCAGTGAGTTGGGATAATGGGATTTCATAGCTTAAATAGCCCATCATCTTTTGCAAGACGCATTGGTTGTCGTGGTTCTGCAAATATGGAGAAGGATCTACCTAATGAAACTTCTCCATATGCAGCAGAAGGTACAGCAGCACATGAACTTGGCGAACGGTGTTTAGGGACTGGTCGCGATCCTGAAGAATTTGAAGGTGAGATGATCACAGTTGAAGAGTTTGGTGATTTTGAAGTCACACCAGAAATGATTAACGCTGTTAAAGTATATGTTGATCATTGTCGTGAAGTCATGTCTGATAATTACGCAATTGAGGAACGCCTTGACCTTTCTTTCTTGGGTGAAGGTCAATCTGGTACAGCCGATTTTGTCTCACTGGACAATAAGATATTACACGTTATCGACTATAAACACGGAAAAGGTGTCCCCGTTGATGTAATTGGTAACGTCCAAGGAATGTGTTATGGGCTTGGTGCTAAAAAGAGATTTGATAATTATGATTGGCAGACATTGCGCATTACAATTGTTCAACCTCGCGCACCACATGCTGATGGCGGTGTGAGATCATGGGATATACCTCGTGAAGAGTTGTTTGATTACATGATGACTTACGCTCAAATTGCAAAGGAAACAGAAGATCCTGACGCACCACTGCGCGTCGGTGATTGGTGTCGTTTTTGTAAAGCCAAACCAATGTGTCCACAACAAATGAAAAATGCTGAGGAGATGATGCAGATGGATTTTGCAGATGAAACGTCCCAACCTGTCGATATTAAATTTTTATCAAAAGAGCAGCTTGCTGATTTGGCATTGAACAAGGTCAAAGCAATCGAATTGTGGTGTAAATCTGTTAAAGAACACGCACAGAAGGTCGCTGAAGCAGGTGATCCTCTTCCTGGTACAAAACTGGTGCACACCAGAACATCACGTGCGTGGAAAGACCCCGCGCAAGCAGAGAAGTTCTTTGAGCAACAGCTTGGTGAAAAAGTGTTTGAGAAGAAGTTTATGACAGCACCGAAGATTGAAAAATTAGTAGGTAAAAAGAAATTCGCGGAGTTTGGTGAGATGGTTGATAGTTTTCCAACTGGTGTCACTTTGGTCCACGAATCAGATCCGAGGGCAAATATTCGCCCGTCGGTAGAAGATGAGTTTGCGTAATGACTGAAGCGGAGGAGTTAACTGCACTTTGGGATGAGATTCGCAAATTAAAACAACAAGTCAAGGAATTAACCGAACTTATTATAGAAAAAGAAATAAGTGAGGATAATGACCCGCTGGTTGGGTGAGTAACCAGAACTTAAAACGTCTAAACAGCTAAAATGAAAGGAAAGCTAAAATGACTGATATGAAAAAAGCAACCGTTGCCAAATCGGGTAACATCATTACTCCAAAAGGTCGTCTGTCTTATGCACAATATTTGGAAAAACCAAATAAAAATAAGAAGACGGGCGCAGAGAAATATCAACTGTCAATCCTAATGCCAGGTGATGTTGATCTTGTGGAGTTGAAAAATGCAATGGGTAAAATTGCAATTTCAAATGTAAATGGTGATCAAACTCGCGCTAAGAAACTCGTTGAGAAACGCTTTTTAGATCCAAACGATCTACCTCAAGGTGGTAAGCCAGCTGGCCCACAATTTGAAGGATGGATTTTGGTTCGTGCGTCGTCTGATTATAAACCAAAATTTGCATACCCGAATGGCACGTCAATTCCTGATGAAGAGATCCAAAAGGAACTTTACTCAGGCCGTTGGGCACGTGCGACACTGAACCCTTACTGGTCGAACAATGATGAAAATCCAGGTGTCTTCCTTGGGCTTCAGAATGTTCAACTGTTGGATCATGATGAAAACATGGGTGTTAGATTACCTGATGCGGAAGAAGAATTCGATGCTGTTGATGGTGTCGATGCTGGTTCTGGTTCTGCACCACAGAATGATTCATCTAATGCCGCTGGTGACAGCGACGTTGACAAGATGTTCGGTTAACACGTTTGGTGAGAGGTTACTTCGTTACGGTGTGTGACCTCTCACCATCTCAACAAGGAGAAAAACATGACACAAGATAAAATTATAGGTGGTGGAGTGCCAATCATTGGCGCAAAAAAATCATCACGACAAGATTTAATTATTAGGTTTGAAAAACAAGCAAACGGCGATGGTGGGATAACATTTCATTTTGATCCCGATATTCCAGCAGAACCAGCAAACGCTGAACAACAGGCTGCAATTAATGTTGCAAAAGCAATAATTGATCATTTTAATTTAGATAAAACAGAGGAGAAACAAAATGCCAAATCAACAACAGAACTCCAATGATGATATTATCCACATTGGTGACAACACTTCTGCAAGGCTTAACGGATTTGTGGAGCGCATTGAACGGATGCAAGAGGAAATAGATAACCGAAAAGAAGACCAGAAAGAAATTTATGCTGAAGCAAAATCTATTGGGCTTGAGGTCGGTATTATTAAAAAAGCCGTTGCGCGTCGTAAGAAAGATCGTGAGGCAGTGCTTAATGAAGACGCATTATTAGCTACGTATGAAAAAGCACTTGGTGAACGAGTTTTAGATGAAATGATGGAGTAGAAAATGAGAATTAAAGAAATTACAGTTGGTGCGTCAAGAACCATAAATCTTGGTAATTATAATTCAATCAAAGTTGAAGGTCGTGCGACTATCGAACTTGAAGCGGGTGAAGATGAATCACCGTTCATTGAACGTGCGCGTGAAAAAGCTATTGAAGAGGTGCGTTGTCAACTCAAAGAAGCATACACAGCACTTCAACCACCAAAGAAAGCATAAATCATGAACGAACAAAAATGGACACCAAAAGATTTTACAGATAAGCCTGTGAAAAACGTGCTCGAACGGGCAAACGATATTGTGCAACAGCGTGGTGAATCGTATGGTCATCCACATGATGATTTTACAAAGACAGCAATGATTTGGTCAGCGATACTTGGTATTGAGGTGCGACCAGATCAAGTTGCGCTCTGTATGATGGGTGTGAAAATGTCCCGTTTAGCGGAGACACCAGATCACCAAGATTCGGTTGATGACATTGCTGGCTACACGTGGTGTCTTGATGAAGTTCTAAAGAAAACAAAGGAAATATTAAAATGCGATACAGATCTAAGCCTCACACAATCGAAGCGTTCCAATTCACTCTCGAAAACCTAAAACAAACAACAATACCAAAATGGTTCGATGATGCTCTTAAAGACAACAGGGCACAGATAACTATTAATTCAAAAGATCAATATATATGTTTGTACTCACCCGACGGTGGTGTCAGAAAAGCATACATTGATGATTATATTTGTTTGAACAGTGTTGGTATTATTTTTCCATTGCCAGAAGAAGAGTTTGAAAAGGACTTTGAGTTAGATGACGTGTGCCAAGACAATAGTTAAGTGTAAAATAATAGCAACCGATGGGACTGTTTTTACTGGTGAAAACTATTGTAATAATCCTCAATTAATCTGCCCAAGGGGTGTTGGTGAAGGATATGAAAAGTGTTCTACAATTTGTAAACAAGTTGGTCATGCTGAAGTTGTAGCTTTAGAAAAAGCTGGTAAAAAAGCACTTGGTGCAACAGCTGTGTTAATTGGGCATGATCATTTTTGTAGAGAATGTCAGATAGCACTATTTGATACTGGTGTTAAATATTTAATGAGAGAATAAAATGATTGTATTATCTTTATTTGACGGAATGTCTTGTGGTTTAGAAGCATTAAAACGTGCTGGTATTCCTGTTACCAAATATTATGCTAGTGAAATAGATAAATATGCTATTCAAATTTCACAAAAAAACCATCCTGAAATTATTCAGTTGGGTGATGTATCTGGTTGGAAAAAATGGGACATTAAGACACCAGATTTGATAATTGGTGGATCACCTTGTCAGGGTTTTTCTTTTGCTGGTAAGCAATTGGCATTCGATGATCCGCGATCCGCATTATTTTTTACAATGATAGATATAATTAAATATTATAATCCAAAATATAGATTGCTCGAAAATGTTAAAATGAAACAAGCATATTTAGATGTAATCACTGAATATATGAATTGCGGTGAACCAAATTTAATTAATTCAGCTTTAGTTTCAGCACAAAATAGAAAAAGATATTACTGGTGTAATTGGGATGTGTCAGTTCCCGAAGATAAAAATATTTTGTTAAAAAATATTGTACATGAAAATTGTGATGATATTATTGATAATATTGTGGTAAATTTTAATATAAATCCGTCTGGTAGAGGTATGAACGGTGATGTTAAATGTGTCAATAATCTTAAATCCCGAACAATAACAACAAATAAGGGCGAAGGACAAAAAATATCAATTCCTTTAAATGAATATATTGTTCCGTTTGATAAAACTTTACAGATTTTAGATAAAGAAGTTGAACGCGGAAAAGTTGGTTATTTTAGAAAAGATAGTCAGGCGAATAGGGTTTATTATATACATGATAAATCAGTGACATTAACGGGTTGTTCTGGTGGTGGGGCGGCGAAGATGGGTCAATATCTTTTTGGGTGTATAACACCAGATAGAGTAAACAAACGCCAAAACGGACAACGATTTAATAATGGTAAAAAGTTTTATACGCTTACCGCGCAAGACAAACATGGTGTTTTAATTGAGGGTTACATTCGTAAATTAACTCCAATTGAATGTGAACGACTTCAAACATTACCCGATAATTATACGGAAGGTGTTTCTAACACACAACGATATAAGATGTTAGGAAATGGATGGACTGTTGATGTTGTCTCACACCTTTTTAAATCTATTCCGTTATCACCATTAGAGGAGATGATGGTATGAGAGATCTTATCCACGATGCTGAAACTTATATAAATCTTTTCTCGATTGTTTTTCTGAACACCCATACGGGCGAACTCAAGATCTTTGAGATGTCGCCTTGGAAGAATGATTGGGAAGAGTTTAAATCGTTTGTGCGCACCTGCTCAAGTGGGTGGGTGAGATGGGTTGGTTTTAACAATTATGAGTTTGATTACCCTGTCATCCATTTCATGCTTAAATCTTTTGCTCTTGGTAAAGTCGATGGTGCGACACTCGCGTATGCTGCTCATCAAAAGGGTAATAGATTGATCCGTTGCTCAAAAGAAGACAAATTTCAGCAGATCATATGGGATAACAACCAGCTTGTGCCACAGGTTGATCTTTATAAAATACACCATTTTGATAACGTAGCACGTGCCACGTCGCTTAAAGTTCTCGAATTCAACATGAGATCTAAAACAATTAAAGATCTACCATATGACCCTGAAAAACCACTCACATATGAACAGGCGCGTGAGGTTATTGAATACAACATTCACGATGTGCGTGAAACATATAAGTTTTGGGAAAAATCAAAAGATATGATTGCGTTTCC